TCAATCAGCAGCACATCGACCTTCATGCGCTTGCATATGTCGGCCACCTTTTCGGTCAGGTCATGCACCTCAAGCTTGCCCTGCCACGCGTACATCAGCATGGCCTTCGGAACGGGTCCAAGCGACGACGACTGAAAGCTGCGGGTGATGTCCATCTGCCGCCCGTATCGGTCCACCGATCTAGTGGCCGCCGAATCAGAACTGCCGCCGAAGACGCCCCAGATTGTCAGCGCCGACGGGTCGTTTTCGGCTTTTAAGGTGTAGGCGGTGTCCAGCGATGCCACGATGTATTCGATGGGCGGATACTCTGGCCGATCCCACAGTTGCCACCAGGCGTCCTGCACGATCCCGCCGCCCCGTGGCTCTGGTGATTGCGCATACTGGCCTGCCGTTGCATACGGCCCCATCGCAGCCTCGTCGCGCTCCACCACATGCATGGGGAAGCGGTCAGGGAACAACAACTCGCCATCGTCTTCGCGGGGGTCTTCATATCCCAGCATCGTCGGCTGCGCCCGCAGCGGGTCGTACCGCATCGGCAGCATGATGTGGTCATACCCCATGCCACCCGCGTCTAAGATGACGCCAGACACGTCCAGTTCGTGCAGTCGCTGCATCACCACCACGATGGCGGACTTGTCGGGGTTGTTGAGGCGCGAGGTCACGGCTTCCTTGAACAACTGCGTGACGGACTGACGCTTGGCGTCCGAGTTTGCGTCGTCCACCGAGTGCGGATCGTCGATGATCACGCGGTCGCCACGGTAGCCCGTGATGCCCGTGAACGCGCACGCCTGCCGCGATCCTGTGGCGGTTGTCTCAAACTTGCCCTTGGCGTTCTGATCACCCACCAGCTTGACGCGGTCGCCCCAGTGTCCCTGATACCATTCGTCGCTGACCAATCGACGCATCCGCAGGCTGTCACGCAGCGCGAGTTCAAGGCTGTGCGAGGCGCAGACGTACCGCATCGACGGCATGTTCTTCGGCCCCCACTCCCACGCGGGCCAGAACACACCCACCAGCAGCGACTTCATGGTGCCTGGCGGCACGTTGGTCAGCAGGCGGTTGTAATACGTGCCATCGTCCAAGATCAAGCCACTGGTGATAGCCTCAAGGTGCGCGCAGATGAAGTCGATGTGCCAGCCGTGGACATATTGCTGCTCAGGCTCAATGACATGCCACGCGGCCTTCACAAACGCGGCCAGTGATATCTCACAGCGCCTCTTCTCGATCACCTTGCGCTGCGCCACGGCGTCGATGGCAAACGGAAGCTTAATTACTGACATCAAGAATTTTTTCCAACGTCTCCAGTTCCTCAAGGGACAGATTGGACACGTCGATGGTGTTCTGCACCTTGATGGGCGCATCCTCAACGCCGCCGAGGAATGTCTTGTCGCCGTATTTCTTGGGATTCATGCGGCCTAGCGCCCACTTGCGCGAGTCAACGCGAAGCTTGCTGCGCTGGACATGCTCACCATTCAGCACCACCGATGTTGGGTCTTCCGAGTTGCGCAGCATGAAATCATTGCTGCCGTCGTCGGAAATGTCCATGATTTCTTCGAACATCGCGTCGGCCCGCATCTGGATGGCGCGCGCATATTGTGCCGACCGTTCAGGGTTTTCGTTCAAAATCTTCATCAGCGTGCTAATAGCTGGCATGTGATCATCTTTGCAAATAGTGCGGACGCTCTCGCCATCCACCATCCGCTCACACAGTTCGTCGAACAATTTATCGGTCATATTAAACTTCATCGCCGCCACCTCATTTATGGGATGGCGGCAATATAGCATGTGCAGGCAGTTCAGTCCAGTTGAGGGAATATCACCAAGGGCATTCTTCCCGTGCGCCCCATGCTTCCGACTGACGCTCTAACATCTGCATATGCGCGATGCTGCCGTCCTCGTCGTAAATTTCGCCTTCGCTCTCGTAATAATCTGCGCGATCTACTTCCTCTTCAAGCGCCGCCAAGACATCGGCAACCGTATCGGCTGCAACGGTTTGCTTGACGCCCAAATAACGTATCGTTCCCATCGGACCCTCTGCTGGAAAAGATGTGATGCAGCCGATGTCAACACCATTGCATAGGACGTTGTATATTGGGGTAAATGGCGCGACTTGCTGAGTGGTCAGGCGATTTGTCATTTTAATTCTCCATCTGAGCGAGGCTCAGTGCCTCTGGAACAATCTATATCAACTCACATCGGTGGATGCAAGAAGAAAATGCGCGGCCTCGGTGGGGAGTTACGTCACCTTGCCGCGCTGATGTGGATTGCACCCCTACTAAGGCGCGGCTCTCACACCTTACCGCCAGCATTTACCCGCTGGTCAGGGCAACCGAGCGGCGCAGCTTGGTCTTCATCTTCTGCGCCACATTAAACGGGACGGCCATACGCCCCATTTCATAATTCATCACCGAGTGTACGTGCATGCCAAGGGCAAACGACAGGTCGCTGCGCGTAAGCTGCATTTTCCTGCGCGTCTCCTTAAAATCTTCCTTGGTCATGTATGGCTCGATCACGCCGCTGCGCTGCAGGGACGCCCGTGCGATGTCTTCGCCCAACTCGGTCAGGAAGTACACACGCTGCATTGGGTCGGCCTGCGGCCCGATTGGCTTGGCCACGCCCTTGCGGCACATCAGAGCCAGTGAGAGAGTTGCTGACCGTGGCGCGAGGCCCAGTCGGCGGCTCAACTCTCCCGCCGTCCACATCACAAATTCTTTCCGTGATTTGTGCCAGAATGCGTTCATCATAAAACGCATATCGTAATCCAGTGACTGCGTGAGGTTTGCCGCCTTGATATCCTCGGCCCAGCTTTCGCGCAAAGCATCCTCACTCCAGCTATCAAAAATATCGCTCATGTTCATTCTCCTTTAGGTCTGCTGATTTTGGTTTGCTTGACGCCCTCGCGCTCATTATGCTCCTTGATGGTGGCTTTGACGGTGACAGTCTGCTTGTCTTGGCCGAGGACGTTGGTCCCCTTGTAAATTACGACGTTGCCATCGGCGTCGTTCATAATGTGCAGGTATGACGCACCATACACACCATCAATCACGATTACCTTGCGGATCGTGACGGTAAACATCTGGCGCGCACCCACGGTGCCAATCCAGTTGGACGTGGCAGCCTCCTCTGCGCGCTTGGCGGCATAGCCTGCCACACGCTCTTCGGAACGCTTGATCATTGCCAGTGCGGCGTTGTGCTGGCCATCGGTCAACCCGCCCCACACATTTACGCTGTCTTTCAGGGTGCTGTAGAACGTGCCGTAGGATGCCTTGATCACTGGGTGCGCGCCAGCAAGGCTGCCATCCTCACGGTACGTTGGCTCAAACTCGCCCATCTCGAACAGGAAGTCATTGATGCGCTTTGCGCCAGTCAGCGCCATCCAGTTTCTGTTGCGGGTCTTGGCCGCGTTCAGCTTAATGTTGCGCGCAATCGCGTTGTCATAGGCGACTTCGTTCTCGATGAAATTTCCACGGTTCGACATGATATTCTCCAATGTTGAGCGGGGCGCAATGCCCCATGGAAACTAAGTAACATGACCCATCGGGAGCCGCAACAACTATTTTCAAGGATACGGCATTCTCTCGTATTTTATCGCCCGCTCGGCCTTGGCGCGGAACCCACGTGACCCGATGATCTTGATGTACCGATGCTTGCGTGGCCGTGGCGCGAGATAGAAATCATCGCCGTACTTGTCACGCATTGCCTGCGCCCGATTTGGCACGCCACGGAACTCGTCAGCGATGGTAATACCATGCAGATGTTCCATGCCACGGACGGCCCAGTTGGTGCGCTTGGCAGACAGGCCGTGGTAGGTGAAGCTGCACGCCTGATACACCACGCCACGGTGGCCCTGCTCGGTGTCAGCAAACGAGATCACGATGTGGTTGCCCCCGATCATCCGCAGGCTGGCCGACACCAGCATAGACGCATCGTTCTTGATGTTTTGATCCAGCACCAGTCTGTTCAATTCCAACACAGACCCCGCAAAATCGGCACCAGCGATGCCATTGCGCAGTGGGCTGGAAGCTGGGGTGCCATAGGTCACACAGCCCACCAGTGCGCCGTCTCTGAACAGCCCGAAGGCATAACTGATCGAGGGCCAGCGGTGGGCGTAATGCACTCCCACCACCAGCCTCTCGCACTCCGCCCGCGTGATCCGCTTGACTGTCAAAACGGTACATCCCCATCGGCATACCAGATACCACACATGTTGGGCGCTGGGGAAGGCTGGGCCGCTGTCTCCAGCAGCCCAATCCACCGCATGAACATCACCAGTTCGGGGGGCATCAAAAGTCCTCCAAATGAAGAGTAATAACCCCACCCACTGAATCAATCCGCACCACGCCGATGCGGTTGTCAGTCGCGCTTTCATCTGCAGCCTTACGGCTTGGATGTTTGCGCATGACCAACTTAGCGGGATCATCATCTTGGTATACGTTGCACCAAACTTTGACTGTCTGCTCAATACCACGGTACACCAAGCCGAATTTGTTTGGCTTTGTCTCCTGCGGCTGCCACACGCCGTTCTCGGTCAGCACTATCCAGCCGTGGGGCCACTCCAGAAGAGTGGCGCGCTCACGTTCCAAAAGCAACTCAAGTGGTCTGTTGTTTTTTGTGGGTCGAAAAACCATCTTACTCACTCCCAATTAAAAGTTGTAATCGTAATACCGACGTGGCTCGTCGGACACCACGTAGCGGTCGCCGTTGCGGTCATACCACTTGCCATCCTTGCGCTGTCGGATGCGGATCACAAGGCCGTCAGCGTTCGGGGTGATTTCCCACCGCTGATCCTCGCCATTGGCCACGTTGCCCAAAAACCCACCGCCGAAGAATTTCTTCTCCCACTCCAGTTCGACCGCCGCCATTTCGCGCACTTCAAGCAATTTGTCATTCACCACGCGGATCACCTCGTGGGGGTGGATGTCGGACCAGCCGATCATGTTTGCGTATTTTTTCATGTTTTATCTCCAGTTTGTGTTTCCGATGTGACCTCAATAACATCAACAACAGGCATTGCAAGCAAAAAGTGGATAGTGCCTTTATAGTGTAGTGGTCACTAAGCACTTTTTGATACCTAAGTCATTGATAAATATAAGAAATATAGATAGTATATAGTGTATATAGTATATAGTATATATATATATATATTTCTCTTCTTCTTCCTTTTTCTTTATATAGGGGGGGGTACCTCCCTATCTATGTATCTGTGTATATGTGTATACTATACACTATCCACTCTAACTACTAATTACCCTACGTAATATCGTTTACATTCAATAACTTAAGCATGAAAAAGTGCGTAGCAGCCACCCACTACGCACTCCACTAACTACTCACTCAAGACCCGTCTTGCCGCCCTCTTGCTCAGTTTCTAAAGTTGCCACATGGATGTAGTGATATTTTGGTAGAGCCGCCGCTGCCCTTTCGGCTCTCCCAATGTTTGTGTAAAACGAAACTTTGTACCCCTCGATGTCTTTGATTTTCTCTTCGTGATGCTTAACGCACACGGCTGGCCACTTTGCACAGAAATCATCAAAGTCGTCGTATGGCTCAAGCAAATCAGCGCCAATTTTTATACGCAACAAATCATCACTTTCAAAACAATTCACGCGCCACTCGTACTCTGCCATCAATACTCTCTTGCTTGAGTAATGGTCAGCGATTTGTTTGATCTCGCTGTCTCGGTTAAACTTTGACACCACGGCGTATGCATAAACGTTCCTGTCGGAAATCCTCTGGTGACGCTTACCGTCTGGGTCGCGGATAAAAAACACTGCCCGTGGCGGCTTTGGCTTTTCGATCATGCCGATGCGGGCCAAGGCATTTATGGCGTCCCTGATGTGCTGCGCCATCCCGTCCAAGACGATCCTGTCGTCATAGACCTCGACGCCGTCGGTGTTTGCCGCATACTCCCGTGCGGCGTCGTTTGGCTTCACCTCAATAATAACCCTGGTCATCTCACGCCTCCTTTGCGTCTGGGTAAAGTCTGGCCTTGTGCGCTGCCGCCAAAGCCTCGTCGTGGCCATCAAGGGACCAATGAAACCGCGCCTCTTTGATGTCTTCTGCGGTCGGCTCCTTGTCGCCCTGCTTGTCCCACCAGATGTCGTCGGTGTCCCACCAGTCAGCATAATACCCAAAGTCGCCGTCGGTGAAGTGGTGTGTCTTTGTAACTCGCATATCTCTCTCCATAAATGATGGTGGGGGCCGAAGCCCCCAGTTGATTACTCCACCAAGCCTTTTGCTTTGACACGGATCGTCTCGACCAGCACAGACTTCTTGCACAATTCGATCTCGGCGTCGGTCAGGAAGTTCTTAAGCAACGAAGCGTCGAGACGCATTTGCTCGGACAGGCTCAATTTGAGGTCACAGGTGACCCCAACGATGGTTTCCACGCCCATGGCCTTGATCTCGGCCTTCAGCGCATCTAGCGCCTTGGTTGCCGTGTCTGCGGCGTTTTTGAGGGCGGCGTAACGGTCTGCAAGGGTAACGGTCATTCTAATCTCCATCTGGTTGGCGAGGCTCACTGCCTCATGTAATCTACATAAATTATAATAATTGACATTACAACAACTATTTTCACTGTTGACGAAACTATTTTCACGTCATACAAGGACCGAACGGACATTAAAATTAGGAGTGAAAAATGACAAAACTGAACAACCTCACCGAACTTGCAGAGTTCTTGAAGAACATGGACAACAACAGCTCACGCCGTAAATTGGGTTTTGACATGGGTGTGAGTTATATCGACCGAGATGGAACAAATCACCCCTGCGGCTCCGCTTGCTGCATCGGTGGCTGGGTTCAATTCCACAACAAGGCAACCCGCCATATGTGGGTTGAGGATGCTCTGATGACCATATGCCCAGACGGCACGTTGGAGGGTGAAGCATACAAATTGTGTTACCCAGACGGAATACGGGCAGCTTGGAAAGCCACGCCACAGCAGGCCGCACGGGCCGTTGAAATCCTGCGCGACACGGGTAAGTGCGACTGGGACCGCGCCATGACCGAGGTGCCAGCGTGATCCACAAAGCCCTGCTGACCGATGGGTCGGCCCTGTCCCTCTTGGCGCTTGCACACATTGAGCGCCACGACGACATCATCCGCGATCTGGAGAAGAAGATCGCCACGCTGTCGGCTGAGATTGATTTCTTGGCCGACCGCACCGCCACCAAGATCGTGGCCCCGAACATCAACTGCATCCTTGCCTTAGAAGAGGCTGGGATGCCCCAAGCAGCATCAGTCCTAAGGAGAATGAAATGACCAGCATTTATAATATTGCAATGGTGTGCCATGAGGCCAACCGCGCATGGTGCGCCGCCAACGGCGACCACAGCCAGCCGCATTGGGACAATGCGCCAGACTGGCAGACCAGAAGCGCGATTTTGGGTGTCCGCCACGCTCTGGCTTTTCCTGATGCAACACCAGCAGAGAGCCACATGGATTGGATGGACGCCAAGTTTGATGATGGTTGGGTGTATGGCGAGGTCAAAGACCCTGTTGCTAAGACGCACCCCTGCATGGTCGAGTATGATGACCTGCCAGAGTTTCAGCGCAAGAAAGACGCGCTGTTCCTCGCCATCGTGAGGGCATTGTCATGACGATGAAGGTAATCACTGGTGATGGGATGCGGGCTGAAGATGTCAGCGATGAAATGGCAAAACGCATCAAAGCTTTGATTTATGAATACAAAGGGAGGACGACAGTGGCAGCGGTTATTGGCGTCCTGACAATCGTGCAGCATGAAGTGATTGGAGAGCAAAGATGACTGATGAAGAACTGATTAAACGGCTAAGATCGCTAGATGTGACTGTGCGACACGCCGCAGCCGCCCGCATTGAGGCGCTGGTGAAGGAAGTGGATGCTCCTCACGAGGAAGCAATGGAATGGATTGCAGCATGGGGACATGCACGTAAAGGTCAACTTGAAGCAGAGGCCAAGCTGGCTAAGGCTGTGGAGGCGCTGAAGAACATCGCACATGGTGGCGGGTATACCGACATGCAGATTGCCCGCAACGTGCTGGCTGAACTGGAGAAAACAGAATGATTAAGCGCATCCATGTAAACCAGCACATCGTTAGGGCAAACAAAACATCAGAAACAAAAAGCCCAGCCTTGTCTGTGAAGACATACAACAGCAACACGCCTTGTTATGAGGTGTCCATCCTTGGCCCAAGTGTGGTTGTTTACAGGCCAGAAAAGCCCCTCTCTTGTGGGGCAAAGGTTTGGATTGAAACAGAGGCGGAAATTATTATGACAACCGAACTGGAGAAAACAGAATGATGATCCAACTAAACCCACCGATACCAGTCAACACCCCGAAAGGGTCGGCCTTGGCCCATGTCATGGTAGACTATGGCATTGAACACAACATCAACTGGGTGTGCTTCCAGGACGAAACTGGAGAGTGCTGGACATGGTCAAACAGCGACATCAGGGCGCAGAAAAACATTACCTATGGAAGGCTTACCGAATGATCACCATCTGGACAATCATGGTCATCACCTTTGGCGAGGGCCAATTCCAAGGCTACGAGACGTTCTTGCCGTTTAGCAGCAGCAGCATCTGCGGCGAAAACATCATGCCAATGCGCGAAGAACTTGAGGCCGACGGCCTTGAG